GTCAAGGTCACGGGCAATTCGATCGATGGCTTTATCGCCACGGCACCGGGTCAGCTTTCGGTCGTTCGGCCGGATGGCGTGACCCAAGTCGTGCCGATCCCAACGGCCGGCTATAATGCGATTTCGGTTCCTCTGAGCGCCAATATGACCGAACCGGGCGTCGGCACCGTGACGTCGTCGAGCGGTGCGGCAGGTCAGCTCGTCGTCGGCGGTGCGCCGGGACAGGCTCTGTCTTCGTCTCCCACGACCTGCACGGTTGCTCAGCTTCCGGCCGCTGCCACGACGCCTATCGGTGTTCGTGCGACCGTTTCGGATGCCAACGCGACCTATATGTCGGCAAACGTCGGCGCGACTGTTGCTGGCGGCGGTGCCAATACGGTGCCTGTTTGGAATAACGGCACCAATTGGATCATCGGATAATTTTCAACCTTCCCCGCTCATTTCGATGGGCGGGGATTTTTCAGCGGGTGGATTATGAGCGACAATCCTGAAATCGTCGTTACGGCTCGCAAGCCGGCCGGGATCAAGCATGTTGCCGGCGGTGGCGCTTCTGCAGCCGTTATTGCACTCGCACTCGCCGTTACCGGCTTGAAGCCCGACGAAGGCAAACGTAACGTCACTTATCTCGATATCGCCAATCTGCCGACTTACTGCTACGGCCATATGGACCGAAAAGCGAAAGTCGGCACTTTCCATTCCGACAAGGAATGCGACGCTCTTTTGACGACGGACGCAAAGGCAAAGGAACAGGCTGTCATGCGCTGCACGCCGCAGATTGCCGACAATCCCTATATGCTCGCCGGAGCGACACGCCTGACGTTCAACATCGGCGAAGCGAATTACTGCACCAGCGGTTCGGCGCGGTTTTTCCGGGCCTCGCAATTCAAGCTCGGATGCCAAGCTTTTGCGGGCTGGGACGGCGTGATTGGCAAGACGCCGATCAAAGGCGCCATGTCCGTGCGGCGTCTGAAAGACGGGCGCTATTTTTCCGAAATCCGTGGGCTGCATGATCGCCGGCAACGCGAAATTGCCCAATGCCTGCAAGGAGTGAAGTGATGTTCGGGATATCCTGGCTAACCGACAAGATCGCCGCTGGCCTCGCCGGCTTCCTGCTCGTTACCACGATCGCCCTCGGCATCGGCCTTGTCGCGACACGAACGACGTTGCATTCTCGAACGCTTGAGCTGCATGCCGAACAGGCTGCGCACCAAGCCGATATCAAGTCGTGGGCAGCAGCAACGGCGACGGCACAATTGCAGGACCAGCAGCATGCCGACGCCGTAAAAGCCTCCCAAGACAAAATTTCAACGGAGACGCAAAATGACCAAGGCAAGAAATTGTCGGACGCTCGGGCTATTGCTGCTCGCTACGTCGCTTCTCATCGCATGCAGCCATCCTCAGCCGCAGACGATCACAGCCCTGGCAGGGCATCGGATCTGCCCGCCGCTCCCGACGCCGCCGGCAGCACTGACGGCGCCACTTCCGAAACCGTCGTTCCTGCAGCCGACGTCGACGCCTGCACCCAAGCCTATGTGATGGCAACGGGCTGGCAAGATTGGTGGACAAGGCAGGTTAGCGCAAGCGACCAGTCCGATGATCGTGCCAGCCCGTCGAATAGCCCAAATGATATGAGCCCCACAGCAGCGCCATCGCCGCCGGAACGATGATTAAATAAATCATCCGAATTTCCTCAGATAATGGGCGATCAGTAAAGCCTCTGCTCGCCCGTTGTCTTTTACGCGTGCAAGCTCACTCGAACAGCCGGGGAATAATCGGCGCGCTTCCTCATGGCTTTCAGTTTTGTCGGCTGATAGTCCAAGCTTGCGCTTCCACAGTGCCGGCGTCGGCCATTCGATCACGGCTTTAGGGCAGGCCAACAGACAGATGCCGTGCACAAAGCCGAGCGTCTCGCCGAAATTGAACATGGATGTTACGCCCTGCTTCGGCATGGAGCTGACGGCCTCGATCCCGATCCGCGACGGCATGGCCTCGGACAGCGCAAAGCCCCAGGTGCGCGCCCATTGTGTCCAGGCGGGTTTTTTGCCGGCGACAGGCACTTCCAGCGTGATCGCGAGGCCATCGTCATAGATGATTGCGAGGCCGCCGGTTTTTCCGGGATCAATAGCCGCGACGGTCATTTCTCGTTCAACTCCATTTTTGCATTTTGCTCGCAACCATTCGGTACGAACAGAATTTTGAACGTCGGGCGGTTGATGGAAAGCACCATCTTGCTAAGGCTCATGCATGTGAGATGAGCGTCAAATCCAATAATACTCATTTCGTCATCTCCCGAACAATCACAGCCATCGCGGCTATAAAAATAATCGACGGCGCGATGGCATTAGAAAGGACAGTCATCGGAATTCTCCCGCACAAGGAACGGCGCCAGCCATGCCGGCGCGATGTAGAAAGGTACGTCGAACTCGATCGCTGGGCGCGGTGGCATCTGCGATAAGCCCTTCTGTACGAACAGCCAATATCGCTTGGTTTCGAGGCTTTGGAAAGCCCGTCCTGGCCGTGTATGCTGCAACGTACGGTTGATCTGTGCCGTCTCAGGACGCACATGCTCGACACAAAGCGTCGTCGGGCCGCACGGGCAATTATGGTCGACCTGCAAGCCGTCGATTTCAAAGCCATGGATATTCTTCGCCGACCAGCGGTGTGCCAGACACATTTCGCCCGTTTCGCTATCATAGAACCGGCCGTAGGGCTCGGAATGCCCGTGACCTGTTGTCCGGCCGCCGACCCACATGACGCAGCCTGTGAGAGGATCGAAAGCGCATTTTTCGGCAAAGCGCTGTAGAGGCGTCTTACCGTTTCGCTGGTGATGCGGGATCTTGCGATAATCTATTTTCTGTAACGGGCCATGCTCTCGACCTCGGCCTTGATCCTCAATTTCCGCTCGCGAGCCCACGGGTCGATATCCTCCATGATTTGCTTGACCTGAATGACAAGGTCCGGACGATTGATTTCTTCGAAAACCAATTCGTCATGAACCTTGAAAATCGGCAACAGACCTTCCTTGCGCGCCCGCTTGGCCGCCTCGATCATGAGGCATCGCGCCGAGCCTTGGATGCAATCGGCCGTGATCATGCCATGCCATGCGAGAATGCGGCGGAATTTCTTGCCCTGATAGGACATGAAAGACCAACCGGGGACTTCGCATTGCTTGATCGGATGCCAGTTGTTTTCGCGGCGAGGCCGATGATACCAGATTTTGCGGCCGGACGGTAGGCGCATCGTCAGGAAGTCGCCTTCCAGACGGAATTCAATTCCTTCATAGGAATGCGTGCGCTTGTGATCGTCCCACACAGCGTCAACGCTGGCCTGATAAAGCCCGTACCAGAATTTCGGCACTAACGGCGCAAATTCCGTCCTGTATGATTTCACGGCGGTTTCGGCAAATTCGACGCTGTGCTTGGGCGCGAATCGAGCGCGAAAGCCTATGGCACCAAGCCCGTAGCCGTTGCCGAGCGTCGAGCATTTTCCGATTGTACGCTCGAACACCAGCTTTTTGTTGACGGGTTTTTTAAAGATGAGCGAGGCGTTTTCGGAATAGACATCCACGCCCATATGCATCTGCTCGGCACGGTCATGCTGTCCGGCGAAGCTCCAAAGGTTTTTCGCCTCAACGCCCTGGAAATCGCCGCTGACAAGGATCTTGCCCGGTTCCGGCACGATGCAGGAACGCAGAGAAGAGATGATCGCGGAGAAAATCTCGTAGTGCCAATCCTTGCCGCCAGGGTCGAGGCACCATAGCCAACGGACTTCCTCGATATCGCGCGTCATGATCGCTTCTGCAAGCGTCTCGGCTGTCAGGTTGACGTTTCGCCCTTTCGCAGCAATAGCTTCCTGTCGATCAGATATTTCGCCACGCGGATAGTTTTGTATCTGAATGAGCCGTCCAGCATCTCGACCAGTACGAGCGCCGTGATATTGCGTTGAATATCTAACCCGACCGTCGATTGGTGAAGCGCAGTCGAGCATTCGTTGTAGTTTAGCAACCGACGAAGAAGCGAGCGCACGGCGCAGCGAGAGAGCTTCATAGACATGCTCCGGCAAAGGCGCGTCGAGAATATCGACGTCGAATTCGTCATCGGGATCGAGGATCGCATTGAGCGTGGCCTTCGTCATATTCGACAGGCGCACGCCTTGCTCATTCACCCAATCAAGGATCTTTTCGCGCTGCGTCGGATTGAGGCCTCCGGTAATTTCCCGGAAGCGTTTCGTCATTGGAATGCGGACCTGATCCAGAATATGCATGCAGGCATGCACGAATTCTGTATCGATCCTAAGCCCACGCTGCTGCGTGTACTGATCCAAAATCCAGGTGTCGCGCTCGGAAGGCCCTAAGCCGAGCGTCGCGATATAAAGTCCATATTGAGCGTCGGCATCCGTCGCTCCGTATTGATAGAGCCGTTCAAGATTAAAAGCATTGTGCTGCGACCAGCCGCCGAGACGATCCGGCTTGCACATTTTGAGCATGTGTGCATGGCCTTCCGTATCCTTTTGGATAGGAAGGTCCAGGGCAGTTACGACAGCGCCGAGGCCAAGGGGGAGGCCTTTCATGGCGCAAACGGCCATAGTGTCATGCCAACGCTCTGGCGGCAGGGCAGGATAGCCGATCGGGACCATGTGGTGATGCCACATGCCCTGCTCGAACCCGCCATTATGGCACACCCAAATGACGTTAGGATCGTTAGCAAGCTCCATAATCTCAGGATCGAGCGCGTGGATTTGCTTTTCCGTCAGAACGCGCGTCGGCGCCGGCTTGCCGTCCGTCACAACCTTAATTTGCAGCGACAGCATGAAGGTTGACAGGTCAGCCGAATATTTCCATGCGCCTTCCTTTCGCAGGTCAGCGCGTGAAGCTGTTTCGTAATCGGCGACGACGTATCTCATACCGGCAGCAATTCCCCAGGCTTACGATTTTTCAAAACTCTTCTGTAGGGTTAGGCTCTTCGCCGCGCGCAATGGCAAGCAGCTTCACGGCTTTGTCGTGCTGTTTTGCGGCATGCTGGATTTCCCGCTGTTTGCGGATGATATAGCTTTTCCGAGCTTCCTCTTTCGTCGGATAAGCGTATTTCTTTCCAGTTGTGTGAATGATCAGATGCGCGGCGCCTTGCAGAAAGACGTCATCCCAACCGCGATTATACATCCACTGCGGAATGACCCAAACGCCTTTTGGAGTATGGCGCCAGACGGCAAACGGACAAAGCGAAATAGCAAG